TTGTACCTACAATCTTATTCATGAACTCGTTCACAGAACGTTCAGCCCAGCGAATAACAGTTTGACCAGTTAAGGTAATACCTTCGGCAACACGAAGGTCAAAGTATCGGAAGTACTTATTGCCAAGTGCGCCATAAAGAGAGTTCAACAAGATTTTAATTGCCATTTGCTGGTTTTCATAACGAGCAATATCACGTTCAACCCGATACTTTTCAACCACATTTGATTTGTCAATTGTTTCTAGTTCTTGTTGAGAAGCCAACATACGCTTTTTAACAGTTTTACGTTCATTATAATAGTCAACAATGATTTTTGGTAGTACACCTTGCTTTTCTTTAGTAAAGTAAACACCATTAGCTGCTAGTGCATAGTTACCTTTTAATTGTGGAATATTACCAGCCAAAGCCATATCAGGATCCATTTGTTCACGTTTACCTTCAACAATAGTTTCAGGCGACATATTCCATTGAACAATAATGTTTGGATATAGAGAAGCTAAGTCAAAAGAAACAACCCATTCATGTAATCCAACTTGTGGAGCTTTTACATAGCCGCCTGGATAATCTGACTTGAATTTTTCTTCGGCAGCTGGAATAACCACACCTTGCTTTGATAGATCACGAAAGATGATTGAATCCCAGATTGCTGTAGTACCAAGAGTGTCAGTATAGTTTACACCACCACGATAAGCCATAGTAAGTGCAAGTGTAATCAAACCCATCTTATCTTCAAGACGGTCAACCAACTCAACATCTTTAATGTTATAGTCGATAAACTTTTGAAAGTCATGTTTATATAGAGAGTGAAGTGAAGAAAATTCTTCGTAAGATAGTTTGCGTTCACCAAGAACAACATGACCAATATGATCTAATTTATATGATTCTTGAGCACCATATGAGTAACCAAACTTTTTGAAAAGTTCAAGATAGTCAAGAGATGCAATACCTTCGAGATTATAGTACTGTTGTTCACGGCCCATAGTTGTTACAGATCGAGGATTTACTACATTCCAAGGCGACATCTTTTTAGCAAAGTCTTCACCAATAAATTTAGTAATACGATTTACAAGATATGGAATATCAAAGAAACGAGTATTCCAGCCAGTGACAACATCTGGGCAATGACGATCAGAATTCCAATGAGCAAGAAAACGAAGGAGAAGCTCTCGTTCGTCAGCGCATTTTACATAATTAATATCACTAGCAGCAACTGTATCTAATTCACAAGCAGCCGGATTATAGTCATATAAACCCCAGACATAGTAAATATTATCAATATTATTTTTAATTGTAATTGAAATTACTGGATAAGCTGCTTCTTCTGGAGTTGGAAAGCCATCATCAGATGCAACCTCAATATCAATCGTAGATACATTAATAATATCACGATCAAATTCAATATCATCAGGAAACTTTTCTTGAATGAATGATGATACAAAGTTAGTTTGGCCATACAGTGTTTTATCAGCACCACCAACATCTTTCCAAGCTTGTTGATAGTCTTTTACTTCACGCATTGTATCAAACAAAACAGGTGAAACACGTACACCATTCATAGTATACGCGGTTCCGTTAGGATCTGCTTTGTAAAGAGTAGGTGAAAATTTTATACGGTCTTCGAACCGTTTGCCATCTTTATAGCCACGATAAAGAAGACTGTTTCCATAACGAGTTACGTTGGTATAGAATTCCAAAGGTTTACCTCCATAGTCATAGTAAGTATTATATCAAAGTTTTTGGAGAAAGTAAACACGTTATGTGATAATAGATTGATTTGGAGTAATTAATTTTGAGTGAATTTGTTGGTATTGCTTTTTTAGGCCATCAACTGGTTCTGTAACAAAAGCAATAAAGTCGTTTTTAATAAAAGTTGTAGAATCTGAAATTGTAGAATATGGCATATAGTCCATAAGTCCAATTCCCTTTTCAGTTGGAACAATAAGCGAAACATCACTTACTTCAATTCCAATATCTTTATCAACAACATTAGCGATGATTTCTTCGCCCGACATAAGTCTAATTAATTTAATCATGATAATCCTTATAATAAAGAAGAGGGGCAAAAGCCCCTCATTCATTTAGTCTTTTTTAGAAACGAATGAGTACATTTCTTGAGCTTTTTTCATCATATCTTCTACAGTATATGGTTTATAAGCTTCTTGTACTTGTTCTACGGTTGCTTTGCCTTGATCGTACATATTATTCATGAGATCCATATTGGCCTCCCATTGTTTATCCATATACTCTTTTGCAAGTTGAACCATTTCAGCACGAATTTCGAAGGGATTTTTATTGCTCATTTGCTGTCTCCTTAGCCATTTTATCAAATGAATATTTCATCATACATTCTGTGTTATCTAATAACATATTAGCAAATTGAGTCTGGGCTTCAATATATTTATGAGCCATATCATTAAGTTCTGGATCCTTAATGATGCGATCAGTCATTGTTTTCTTTGTTGACTGAATATAATTGATAAACATTTTCATGTGTATCTCCTTTGTGTGTTGTGTGTAATAAATGGGAGGCTAACCGTGGCCTCCCGCGCACCCATTAGGAGGTGACTCCATCTTTAATATTTTTAATCTGCATCATGCAGTTTTTAGATTCTTCGTAATAACCAAGTCTGGCTAATTCTGAAGCTGCTCTTGCATAACCCATGATTTCGAATGTACGAAACATTCCAGACCAAAAATTTGATAATGGTGAAACAATATTATTCATTACTAGCGCAGTCATTATACCCATCCTTTTAAGTTTGAGTTTTCTGATGCATCTACACGAGACATTGTAGTGTCTCCTCTAGCAATTGAATAGATATCGCCTCTTGCAATACCAATATCATTTAGTTCACGATCGCTTAAAGATCTTAGTTCTTTTTCTGTTTGTCTCACCGCTTGGTGAGCTTCCCAAGATTTTCTTAGTTCTTTAAGTGAATCTAATAAGCCCTCAATTGGACTCGTTAAGTAGCTGCTTAGTGTCAATATGTGTTGTGTCATTTTCGACCTCGTTAAATTTTCCAATTTCAATTTTACGAGGACGCATTTCTTCTGGGATAACTACCTTCAATTCTACGGCAAGGATGCCATCCACTAGATCTGCTCCGTGTACTTGTACGTACTCAGACAGCCTAAAGGTGCGTTTGAATTTCTTCGTGGAAATACCGCGATGAATATACTCGCGACCTTTTGATACATGTGTTCCTTCTACAGTCAAAGTTCTATCTTTTACTTCAATTGTAAGTTCATCCTTATGGAAACCTGCAACTGCAAGCTCGATTAGATAATCGTTTTCCCCAGTTTTAAGAATATTGTGCGGTGGATATGAATCATTAGCATGTCTTGCAACATGGTCTAATTCATTAAATAAGTGATCGAATCCAACGAAAGATGAACGTGGAAATAGTGTATTTACTTTTACGCCTGTCATTTTTATCTCCTTTTGATCAAGCAAGATGAATAAAGAGAACCGGACTATCCGCATTCTCAATGATTATTTATATAATTAAGCTAGTTAGTTGGTGTAAAAGAAAACCAACCAGTAATAATTTTTTTAATTTGTGTATTAGATCTTATGCCTCGGTGCGTATGAGTCCAATCAGCGGGCCAAATTAGTGTATTACCTTTTTTTGGAGCAACTTTTAAATTTTGATAGAAAAATTCTGTTTCTCCTCCATCTTCAATATCATTTAAATACGTCATAAAAACTAAGTGTCTAGCTCTTGCTTGTAAATTTGGAGGAACACAATTTTCACAGTGCCAAAGGTGAAATCCTCCAGTTTCTATTGGATACTCTTGATAATTTGGAGGCTCTACAATTTCAAAATAAGGTCCTGGATTACTATACTTAAATTCTTCAGTATACTTATCCATAGCATTAAAAAGACTATCAAAGTACGAATCTATTCTATGATCTACTCCATAGTACGGGAGAACTAAATCTATGCTCTTTTTTATATCATCATGAACACCAATTACTCCATCTTTTCCGCTTGATCCTGGACCCATCTTATCTTTATTTTCTTCAAAATATTCTAATACGCCGTCAACTATACTATCTTCTATATTATAGAATCTTATAAAATCCATTTTAAACTCTTATATTAATTATTTCCAATATTATATTTTGGGCAAAGTTCCCAATTAGCTTTATCTCTGTGAGAAATAATTTTAATTTGACGTAATGGAGCTACATTTTGAGCTTCTTCTGGTTTTGTAATAGAAATTAATCCCCAATCAGAAAGCAGTGTAGCAATTGTATTACGTCTTTGAATATCATTTTCCATCAAATTAGATGGCTTTGAGTCGAGCAAAAAGAGCTCTTTAAAATGCACAATAAAGTATCTACCTTGTTTGTGCAGTATATGGCATGACTGAAATAATTTGCGATCTTTACGTGAAGCTACACCGATACGAGTTAATGTCTCTCTTACTTTCAAAAAGTCATCAGGCTCGTTCAATGTGATTTCCAGCATAGAAGCAGGTGACCAGTCATGAATTTCATTATTATTATTTTCCACCTTTGAACATCCTCTTTTTCAATTCTTGTATTTGTTCATTAGAAAGTAGAGAAAGAACTTGGCGCGCTTTTTCATTACTATAGCCATAATATTCTTTCACTACGCTTAAAGCGTCTGGATCAGTATTTTTATTCCACTTACTAAAACGCTTGCGCTTCCTAACAATATTTATAAGAAAATCGAATTGAAGACGATGATCTAAGTTATGATACTTATTCATTTCATTTGCGTAAAGAACAGTATCTTGAAAATAAGAAAGACCACGGTTGACCATAAAAGGGTTATATTCATCCTCTGCAATATCGTCAACCATAATGTCTTTTTTAGAATAGTTAATAGAATTAAGATAATCAAAAAAATTCATAATATAAATCCAAAATACTAGAAGCCACCTATAATTTGCTGTAGCATATTTTTAGTTAAGCCTTCATGCTTAATATGTTCAATACCATTATAAAGAATAGGAACAGTTCGATGGCCCTGATCTACAACAAAAGATTTTGCTTCAGTATTTTGTTCAATATTAATTTCTTCATACTCAACATTCCAACTGTCAAGTTGATTTTTAAGTTTTACGCAATAAGGACAATTGTTTTTTGAATACACTGTTAACATTATTTAAACTCCACATTTGCCATAACTTCTGTCATACAAGCAACCACATTTAATTCATGGTCTGCGACAAAAGCATTTTTATATTGATAATCAGCCAAAATCAAAACAAGTTGAGGAATTGACTGTGGTACTATATATTCATTCATTGAATCATATAATTTACGAAATATAGCTTGAGGTTCAGTATCAATATTATTGACAACCCATTGACGCATAGCTTTAAAGTCTTTGCCTTTTAGAGCAGTCATAAGAGATTTGATATTA